CGTAAGGCTAACGAATACGAAGAGCGTATCCGTGAGATTAAAGAATCCCGTGCCCAAGCTATTAGCGACGGTGACGGACAGAAAGTCAATGCTTTAGATGATGCCTTAGATCAAGCTAAGGAAGATCTCAAGGAAGCTAAACAAGCTGTTAAAGAAGCTGATACGGTTAAGACACCAGAGCCTGCTCCGCAAGCAATGGAACCAGAATTGCAATCTTGGTTAGATGGCAACACTTGGTTTGGTCAAGACAAACGTATGACTAGCATCGCTAACGGTATTGGTGATAGCATCCGCTTAGAGTTTCCAATGCTTAAAGGTAAAGCGTTTCTAGATAAGCTTGATGAAGTGTTAGCAGAAGAGTTTCCTAATAAGTTCGGTGAAAAGAAAAGTCCTGCTAGTCGTGTTGAATCTGGCTCAGGTCGTCAAGGTCGAGGTGGCAGTAATGCTCAATCGTATGACAACCTACCTGCTGACGCTAAAGCCGCTTGCGATAAATTCGTTAAGCAGAAGCTGATGACTAAAGAAGAATACGTAGCAAGCTACGACTGGTCTTGATCTGTAAGTTAACTGAAAGGAAATTAATATGCCCCGCGCACTAAATGAGTTTGAAAAACGTGACCGTATTCTTGCTAAGCAAGCTGAACGTAATGCAACAGCAGCACCTACAGCTACACCAGCAGCAGACGGTGCAACTCGAAAACGCCGTAATACCTTTAATGGTACGGAAGCAAAGATTAGTGTTCGCCAACAGATAGATGGTTATCACCTCCACGTCTTTACTGACAGTGGAAGTCGCATTCAAGAAGCTATGGATAGTGGCTACGAGTTTGTCCGACCAGAAGAAGTTGGTGGCGTGAGTGAAAACGTAGTGAGCCGTAATGGTGACCTCGGAGAAAGGATTCGGTATCTTGTAAACCCTCGTGCTAATGGCACGGAGCAATACGGATACCTAATGAAGATTCGGCAAGAATGGTACGAGGAAGATCAAGCTGAGCTTCAGGCAAAAAACAATCGCATTGATAGTGCTATCCGTGGTGGCAAAGTCTCTGGTGAAAATCCAGCGTTCTATGTTCCCCAAGGTGGCATTAAACTTAACTAACGTACAAGGAGTCTTAAATGGCTAACGTATCCCGCCCCCGTGGTCTGTCTCCAGTCGGTACTCTGACTGGTGCAGCCTTTAACGAGCAAGGCCAATTGTTCGCAATCGCTAACGATTCTTCTAACACATACGCCATTGGCGACGTGGTGAAGATCGCTACTGGTTCTGATGCAAACGGTATTGCTTATGTGACCAAAGTTACTGCTGACACTGATTTGCCTTTGGGCGTTATCGTTGGTGTCCGTCCTGCTGATCCTGGTGTCAGCTTGCAAGGCACTAACATTGACTTGTCTAAGTTGTACTTGTCTAAGTCTTCTGGTACACGTTATGTGTACGTCATCACTGATCCTAACGTGATCTTTGAAGCAGAAGCAGATAGCTACGCTTTGGCTGATGTGATGAAGAACGTAGGTGCCAACTGGACTGCTGACCAAACTTCTACCCTGTCACAATCTGCTCCTCAATCTAGCACTACTGTTAAAGCTTCCACTGTGGTTGCTCAAAGTAGCTCTGGTTCTTTGGGTCTGCCTTTCACTGTGATCGGCCTCGCTCAACGTCAAGACAACGCTGCTGGCGCTTATGCCAAAGTGAACTTGATCTTGAACAAACAACAATTCAAGCAAGCCCAAGGCACTGCTTAATTAACCGCTATTTAAAGGAGAACTATTATGGCTGGCGTAATTACCACCGCATCACATCCCAAAGCCCTGTGGCCCGGCATCAAAGCTTGGTGGGGTCAAACCTATGCAGAGCACCCAGAAGAGTACATCGACTTGTTCGACAAAGACACTTCTGAGAAGAACTACGAAGAAGACGTTCAATTGTCTGGCTTCGGTTTGGTTCCTACTAAAGAACAAGGTGCTGGCACCCAGTATGATTCTGAGATCCAAGGTTTCGTTACTCGCTACACACACGTTGCATACGCAATGGGTTACGTGGTGACTAAAGAAGAAATGGACGACAACTTGTATGAGCAAGTGTCTAAGAAACGTGCTGCTGCATTGGCGTTGTCTTTCCGTCAAACGAAAGAAAACGTTGCTGCTAACGTGTACAACCGTGCTTTCAACAGCACTTACAAAGGTGGTGATGGCGTTGAACTGTGCTCTACAGCTCACCCTAACACCGCTGGTGGCACTTGGGCTAACAAGCCTGCTGTTGATGTGGACCTGTCTGAAGCCGCTTTGGAAGATGCAGTGATCGCAATCATGGGTCTGCAAAATGACCGTGGTTTGTTGGTCTCTATTCAACCAAACAGCTTGCACATCCCACGTCAAGAGATCTTTAATGCTCAACGCAGTTTGAACTCTAGCTACCAAACTGGTAATGCCAACAACGACATCAACGTGATTTCGTCTGGCAAGTACATCCCCGGTGGCTTTAAAGTGAACCACTACTTCTCAGCTCCACACGCATGGTTTATCCGTAACACCATCCCCGGTGGTACTGGTATGAAGTACTATGAGCGTCACGCTGTTACGTTTGATCAAGATAACGATTTTGATACTATGAACGCTAAGGCCAAAGGCTACGAGCGTTATAGCTTCGGTTGGTCTGATCCTCGTGCTGTGTACGGCTCTAACGGTCCTTAATCGTTACTAGTAACAAACCCCCTTCTTAACCGGAGGGGGTTCTTTCTATCTGGAGAACTAAATGAGTTTTGAACGCGAAAAGCAAAAGGGCAAACGCCCAACACCTAAACCTCAACGTACCCCTAAATAAGGTTAGAATCTAACCGTCCGATGACGCTCTACTAAGAGCGTTGTTAATAACAACGTCAAAGGAACCTATCATGTCAGCTCCTACCCGATTTCTTAGTGGCGTAGCCACTGTTTCTTCTGCTCAACCTTTGGGCAACTACCCTTTCCCAGATCCTTTCCACACAAGTGGTACTACTGGTCTTGATGTTGTTAGCTACGCTAATGACTTTTTCAATATTGGTTCTACAACTTTGGATTGGACTATTGTTGGTACATCGTCTACCTTTGCCACAACTAACGGCTTAGGCGGTGTTGCTTTAGTTACCCCCGGTGGCACCACTACTACTACCACTGTGGCTATGGCTCACTCTGGTTTTCAGTTTGCTGCTGGTCAAAAGTTTTGGTATCTTTGCCGTATCAAAATGTCTGCTATCACTTCAACTAAAGCCTTTACTTTTGGTTTGCAAAAAGGTGCTGGTGCAACTGGTTCTGCTACTGATGGCCTGTGGTTTACTAAACCTGCTTCTAGCACTAGCTTGAACTTGGTGTCTGTTGTTGATAGCACATCGACCACTTTGGTGACTGGTGTGACTACTGTTGCTGCTGACACTTACGTAGACGTGGGCTTTTACTACGACGGTAAAGACCTTATCGTGTACTCTGCTGATGCACCTGTGGCTCGTATCTCTGCCCCTACTGTTGGCACAACTGCTACCACTTTGACTAATGCTTTGTTGAACGTAGCTTTTAACGTTGTTCCTACTGCTACAGACACTTTGTCTATTGACTACGTGTTGGCTGCTCAAGAAACAATCCGTTAATAGGAGCCAATCATGGCTAACGTTTTTACAACTCAAATCCTTGAAGAAGGGCCACGCAACGCCGTGATTAAGTTGGTAGCTGTGCTTGACACATCTAACCAATCTTTAGTCACTGCTGTTGACATCAGTACCCTAAATCAAGGTGGCACAGGACCTACTCCTACTGCACTTCGTATTGACCACATTGACTATTCGATCTCCGATCAACTTGGTGTTCAGTTGTTGTGGGATGCTACGACTGATGTGGTAGCTGTAGCTCTAGCTGGTCGTGAAGACTTTTCCTTTAAAGGCTTTGGTGGTTTGACCAACAATGCTGGTGCGGGTAAGACTGGAAACATTCTTGTTCAAACTACTGGATGGGCTTCAGGTACTCAGACCTATACCATTGTTCTGCAATTGGTAAAACAAGGCGCTAACCTGTAAGATCTCTCGCTATGGATAACCAACAACTATTTAACTTTGTTGTCTCTATAGCGGGGTTTCTGGCTATGTTTGTTTTCTACCAAGTGATGCAGCGTCTTCAAAGAGCTGAAGATACTATTGCTGCTCTTAAGGAAGAACTTCCTAAAGAGTACGTACACAAAGAAGATTACCGTAGCGATGTTAAAGAGCTGAAGGATATGGTCCGACAAATCTTTGACAAGCTAGATAACAAACAAGACAAGTAACTTGTTACTAGGAACAAACAATGGAACAGATCGTTGCTATCCTTTTCTTGGATCGTACTTTGGCTCACTTAGAGCATCTTCGTACTAAGAGCTATGCACAGCACAAAGCTTTGCAAGATTTTTACGAAGGTGTTGTTGATCTAGCTGACACATTGGCTGAAACGTATCAAGGCTACGAAGGCATCATGGACATTCCTTTGCTTAGCATTGAAGCAAAAGTCAACATTGCAGATCACCTTTCTAAGCGTGTCATTGAGATCCAAAAGCTACGTAAGTCCTGCGATCTTTCTGCTATCCAAAACATTGTGGATGAGATTGTTGGTCTGTATTTGTCCACTGTGTACAAACTACGCAACCTGTCATAATCTATGTCACAAGTCATTGTTCCTACAAGCGCCAAAGAAACTCAGATTACTGCGGTGATCACTCGTGCTGATGGCACAGTAGAACATCTTGGTGTAGTTAGTTACTGGCACAAGAACCCTCTCAAACGTCTCATCTGGAGAATTAAATCATGGCTACAGTCCTCGTAAATACTGGCAAAGCTATCGTAACTAACCGCATCAAAGGTGCAGGCACTGAGCCTGTTTACCTTGGTTGGGGCACTGGTGCTGGTACTGCTGCCGTTACTGACACAACTTTGTTTACTGAAACTGGTTCTCGTGCAACTGGCACTAGTACTCAGCAAACAACCTCTACTACTAACGACACATACCAAGTGGTAGGTACGTTGACAGCAGCAGGCAGTTTGGCTATTACTAACGCAGGTTTGTTTGACGCATCTACTTCAGGTAACTTGTTTGTGAAGGGCGACTTCTCAACAATTAACTTGAGTACTGGTGACTCAATCCAACTGACATTCAAGACTCAGTTCAGTTAATCTAAGGTAGGAGACAATCTCGCATGTCTCTTAATTCCTTTGCAATTAACGGAGCCGTACTTAACGGCACTGCTGGAGGAAACCTATATTTACAAAATGTGGTTGCCTCTAGTACTAGTACCTCTGCGGTAACCAAAGGTGCTTCTGCTATTAAGTCTGCGCTTAGTACTAGCACAGCAGTTAAATTGGCTCAGGTAGGGAAGTTTGTAACTTCTCTATCGAGCACTAGCTCGTCAGTAATTAAAGCTGTAGCTTACACATTACTTACGGCAGTATCTACTTCTACTAGTCAAATAGTTAAACAGGCAAACCTAACCAAAACAAGGGCTAGTACTAGCACTGCAACTATCGTTAGGTCTACAGGAAAACTGGTAGCAGCTTCTGTAACTAGCACTGTAAGTATTCTGAAAGCTTTAGCTAAATCTTTACTTGCCACTCCCAGTAGTACTGCAACTATTGTTAAAGCAATAAGTAAAGCTGCTTACACAGTAGTGGCTACAACTCTAGCGTCAGTACTTAAACAAGCTCGTGCAACAAAGACAACAACAAGTACTAGCTCTGTAGTAAACGTTAGATCTGTAGGCAAAAAAGTAACTGCTTCTACAGTTACTTCTAGCTCTAACATTACAAGCATTCGAGACTACATCATTGTTGCTGTGCAAACTGTGTCTGTAACTTTAAGCCGTGTACTCAGCCTACACCTATTGTTTGAGGTGGTTAGTTCTGCTGTACCTGTAATTGTCAACAAAGTACAGACTACTTTAAACGCTGTTTCTACTTCACTGTCTACTATAGATAGGGCGATCACTAGGCTTGTGTTACTAGTAACAACCGTCTACACTAATGTGGTAAGCTACGTATTCAGAATCGTAGCAAATTCAAAAGACATTGTGTATGTCTCCGCTAAGAAGGTTGCCATACAAATGGCTGGCTTCACCAGCGTACTAGTTAGACCCAAGAAGACTGCTGTAACCGCTTCAAAACAGGATAACTTAGATGGCTGAATCTTTCTCGTACAAGTTTGTTGCTGAAAACAAACCTCTCTCATTTGAATTTAGTGAAGTGTTAGCTTCAGGTGAATCCCTGTCTACTGCTTCTTGTTCTGTATTAGTGCTTGATGGCATTGATGCTTCCCCCTCAAACTTGTTAGATGGGTCTGCAACTATTACAGGCACTAAAGTTTATCAACGAGTACAAGCAGGTGTGGCTGGAGTTACCTACCGTTTGGTAGCTACTGTAACTACTTCTGCTGGTAGCACTCTTATTGCTATCGGGGACATCCCCGTGTACAGTACTGACGAAGTGCAGTAATGACGTATCGTCCAAGTTATACTAGCGGCAGTTGGAAGACTGTTTGTGACCAATGTGGTAGGCAGTTCAAGTCTAACCAGTTGCGTCAACGTTGGGACGGGTTAATGACTTGTGCTAACGACTGGGAACCTAGACATCCTCAAGACTTTGTTAAAGGTGTAGCTGACTTAATCAGAACTCCTTGGGCAAGACCAGAGGCTCCTAGTTTCTTTATGTTGCCTAGCAACACACTTAGTGACATGTTGTGTAGTTCAAGTTCTACTCTAGACGTTCGAGTAATCTTGTACGATACATCTAAACACGAAGTAAACGCTTCAGCGATCAACAGCTATACAGTAGGATAAACACAAATGGCAACAACAAACATTGCTTTTACCAACAACGCAGCTAGTACTTTAGCTGCTGGTATCAATAGCTCCGTCACAAGCTTAACAGTAGCCGCAGGCACTGGTAGTTTGTTTCCAACTCTTAGCGGCACTGACTACTACTACTGCACACTAGCAAACAACGCTGGTACTGTAGAAATTGTTAAAGTTACTGCTCGTTCTACAGACACATTCACTATTGTTCGTGGACAAGACAACACAACTGCTGTGTCTTGGAGTCTTGGAGATAAGGTTGAACTGCGTCTTAACGCTGCATCTTTGCAACAGTTTCCTCAGAAACAAAACAACCTTGGTGATTTGCCTTCTGCATCTACTGCTCGCACTAACTTAGGTTTGGTTGCTATTGCTTCTAGTGGTTCTGCTTCTGACCTCAGTACTGGTACAACCCCATTAGCTCGTTTAGGTAGTGGTGGCACCCCAAGCACTAAGACTTATTTGCGTGGTGATAACACTTGGGCTACACCTTTGTATAACGGTGCAACCGTTACATCTGGCTCTAGTGACATCACATTAACTGCTGCATCTACACAGATTCAGCGTGTAACTATGACTGCTTCTGGAAAGAAAATTACTCTTCCAGATGCAACTACTATGGACCACTCTGGTCATGCAGCATTCATTATTGAAAACCTTAGTGCAGTTTATGACATAGATATTTGTGATAATGCTGGTAACTATGTAGGTGTGGTACCTGCTGGTAAAGGAAGCATTATTGGTTTAGCTAACATCTCTAGTGTTAACACAGCTTGGACCTTTGGTCAGTGGTACATCAGTGATGTACAACCATTTTTAGATATTTCTGTTAAACAAAATGGTATTGGTTTTACAGCAACTGAAAACTACACGCCGCTATTTCACGTAGCAGCAGCCTCTTCTACTGTGCTTGTTGCAGTTTTTGTTAACGCAGCAAACAATGATTTGTATATTATTGCCGGAAGTGTTAGTGGCAACACTGTTAGTTGGGGTACAGCACAAGTTATTGGTGTGTCTACGTATACCACTCGTGTTCGTATTTGCCCATTAAGTGCAACTACTGGTTTGTTTACAGGCAACACTACTACTCCTACACAAGTTTACTATGCGTACTCTTTGTCTGGCACAACTTTTACAACCTCTACTTCTGCAACAGCAGGCTCTTCTGTTCGTGGTGACTTTGTTGCATTAGATTCCACTAGAGCATTAGCTATTTATAGCAGTGGAGTACGTGTTGTCACATCTAATGGTACAGGTGCTGCACCATCATTAGGTTCAGGTGTAGCAGATACTTTAGGTAAAACTGCTGCAATCCTTTTAGACACAGACAAGACTGTGTACATGGACACAACTAACCGTAACATTCGTGTAGCAACAACTTCTAACACTGCTGTAACTCTTGGTACTGCTATTGTTGCGCCCACTACACCAGCTTATGATGCAGCAAGTGCTTCAGGTGTGGTACCTGACTTATCAATGTGCTGGCCTGAAGGCACGTCTATGTATAAGTTGAGCACTACATCACTCATGTCTGTGACTGTTTATGGTGGAATTATTTCTACTCAAACATTTTCTGTATCTGGGTCAACTATTAGTTTGTCTAGTAGCACTAGTTACAATTTTAATGCCCTTGCTATAGGTGGGGCAGGATCTAGTGTAGCTAGTTATGCTGCATCTATTACTTGGCTAAGTGCTACTGACATCATTGTTGCTTTTGGAACTATTGACGGAGGCAGCGTGCAAGGTAGTACAAGCTACTCATATTGTTTGCAACGATTTACTTTTGTATCTGGCACTGGCTTTGTTCCTGTTGGACAACCTTTGCAAACAGCTCAAAACAACTACCAAATGACAACTGCTGTTGTGCTGTCTTCTACTAAAGCTGTAGTAGGTAACCCATTAAACACTAACGTAGTGACAGCTCTCACCTAATCAGGAGTAAACATGAAAACAATTTTTACTAACGGAGAGTTTGTTCTTGGTCCGTACTTAACAATTCAAGATCAAGGTGACAACTACTTAGCTGACAAAGAGCTGATTAGTAAACACCTTGTAGAAGGTTGGGAACAACAAGAAGTTGCTGATGACTATGTGCATCCTGTACAAGCAGCTAATCAAGTGGCAGCAGACAATAGCAAGCAACGTGCTTTACGTGCTAAAGCCTACGCTGCTGAGTCTGATGCTATCTTCTTTAAGTCACAACGAGGTGAGGCTACTCATCAAGAGTGGCTTGATAAAGTAGCAGAGATTGCTGTACGCTATCCCTACCAATAAAGAGGTAGACCATGAGTTCTTCATATACCGTAACACGCGATCAGATCATCTCCTTGGCTTTGCGTAAGCTTGGTGTGCTTGAGATTGGTGACACTCCTGATGCTAACCAAGTAGCTGATGCTTCTATGGTGTTGAACCTGATGATTAAACAGTTCAGTACTACTGGTTTAAAGCTCTGGAAGACAACTGAGATCATCGTCCCTTTGACAGCAAACAAGACTGTGTACACCCTTGGTGGCAATAGTTCTGATTTGATGTATGACAGTTTGAACCCAACTGTTGCTATTACAGACAAACCTTTGAAAGCTATTCAAGGGTTCTATCGTAACAATCAAGCTAACCCACCGATTGATGTGCCAGTGATGCTGGTGTCTAAGCAAGAGTACAACATGCTTGGCTCTAAGTTTTCTACTGGTGTAGCAAACACAATGTTCTATGACCCAAAGGTAACTAACGGTCAGTTGTATGTGTACCTTACTCCAGATAGTTACGCTTCAACCAATTTGACTTTGCACTTAGTTGTGCAATTACCTTTGGCTGATTTGAGCAAAGCTACTGACATTCCAGATTTTCCTAATGAGTGGATGAACACTCTAGTTTGGAACCTTGCTGATCAGTTAGCTTTAGAGTACGGTGTGCCTATGAATGCTCGTCAAGAGATTACTATGCGTGCTTCTGCTTACAAAGAACAACTGACTGACTGGGATGTAGAAGTTGCTAGTACATTCTTCCAGCCTGATTTCAGATCCACCCGCACTAGTTCTTACTCACGATAATCATGGCTACCGAACGTATTGCATTAACTCAACCTATTGAGTCTCGTACTGGGTCTTTTGCTAAAGACTCGTACTCGGCTAACTGCTACTTTGAAACACGAGATCAAAAGCGAGAGTTCATCAAACGTCCCGGACTTATCTCTCATGCTCAAGTAGTGCCTGTTACTCCACCAGATATGTTGGAATCTCAAGGTCTGGCAGGCTTTGGTAACAATTTGATTGCTGTAATTGATGATGAGGTGTACTCAATTGCTCCTAGTAATTGGGCTGTAACACACATTGGATCTACGTCAACTTCAACTAGCCACAGTTATTTTGTAAGAACATTCTTAGACCAGAACTTGTTCTTTCACAACAAGACTAATGGCTATTTGTTGAACTCGTCAAATGCTTTTATTAGCTTGGCTAATGACATCATCCATAAGATTACTATTGATAACCCCGGTAACAACTACAGTGCAGGCGCATTGTTAGCGTTTAGTGCAGGTAATGCTACAGCTACTGTCACTGTTACTGGCGGTAAGATTACTGATACAACTATTACTAATGCTGGTAGTGGATACACAACTGCACCTACTGCTACTGTGCAGCAGGCTGCTGTGGCTTATCCTACTGCTACAGGCACATCAGGTAGTAGCACTATCACTGTCTCTAGTGGTACAGGTATTACAACAGGACAGCGTGTATTTGGTACAGGTATCGGCACTAACGCTAAGGTGTCTGGTGTAGTTGGTACTACCATTTCTTTAGATGTGGCTAACTCAGGAACTGTTAGCGGTACTGTGTATTTCCGAGACGCTATTACAACTGGCACAGGTAGTTCTGGTGCTTTTACTTTGTCTGTATCTAGTGCAAGCAACATCTATGTTGGCATGTTTGTTACAGGTACAAACGTTGGTACAAACGCTAAAGTAACTACTATTGTTGGTACAACCATTACTGTTGACGTAGCTAACTCTGGTACTGTGTCTGGAACTCTTACGTTTAAGGACAATGGCACAGGTGCTGTACTTACTGCGTCTTTAAACTCGTTCCCAACAGGACCGTTTGTTTCTGGTGTGGTGTACTTAAATAACTACGTGTTCTTAGGAACATCTGGTAACCGTATCTACAACTCTGCTGTAGGCGAACCAAGTACTTGGGGAGCACTAGACTACGTAACTTTTGAACAGACTGCTGATACTCTTGTTGGTATTGCTAAGCATCTGAACTACTTAGTTGCATTTGGTGCTGCTAGTACCCAGTTTTTTTACGATGCTGGTACTGCTGTGGGTTCACCATTAGGTGTGGCTCAAAGCTATACCGCAGAAATTGGTTGTGCTGCTGGTGATTCTATTGTTGCTACTAGTAACACTGTGCTTTGGATTGGTACTAGCAAAACCTATGGTCGTTCTGTGTACATTATGAACGGTGTATCTCCTGAACGCATTTCTACTCCTAACGTAGACAGGCACCTTGAAGCAGATGACTTAGGTGAAGTCACAGCTTATTGCTACACAGTTAATGGGCACACTCTGTACATCTTGACGTTACATAACAGCAACAAAACATTGGTGTTTGATATTAACGAAAAGATTTGGTACACATGGACTCAATACGCTAAAGCGTCTGCTGACCAACCTAATCCCGGCACTCGTTATGAGTCTTACTTCCGTCCTAGCTTTTATGCTCAGGTTAATGGAGTCCCTTATCTTCTTGATGATGACACGGCTGAAATCTACTCTTTAGACACAGCCACATATCAAGATGACGGAGAACCTATCTACTGCCGTACAGTAACAGACATCTCAGACAACGGTACAACTAAGCGTAAATTCTTTGGACGATTGGAAATCATTGGTGATAAAACTCCGGGAACTATGCAAGTTCGTCACACAGGCAATGACTACAATACGTGGTCAAACTTTAGAGCTATTGACCTCAATGCTCCTCGTTCTCAAATCTATATGGGTGGTGCTGATCGTCGTAGGGCTTGGGAGTTTCTTGTTACTAGTAACTGTCCTCTACGGTTGGATGCTGCTGAGATTGACTTCCGTATTGGAGAGATGGACCAAGAGCAAGCGGTAGGTGGTGGACGATATAGGAGATAAACATGATGGACCTTTCCTTAGAAAGAAACTCAAAAGAGAAAGTCTCTTTTAGAGAAAACATCTTTACTGTGGAAGAGGGTATGAAGAAGCTTATTGCAGACGGAGATCTACAAGATGCCATGCCTGACTGTAAGCTAACTCACCATTTTGCTCCTATTGATGAAGTGTATGGTTGTGGCACTTATGCCAGAGAAATGTTTATCCCTAAAGGCACACTTATTCTGGGTAAAATACACAAACACCAGCACTTAAACTTCATCATGCAAGGTAAAGTGTCTGTGTCCACAGAGTTTGGTCCCAAGTACTTTATTGGTCCCTGCATATTTGTGTCTGAGGTAGGTTTAAAGCGTGCTGTTGTTGCAGAAGAAGACACTATCTGGGTAACAGTACATCTAACAAAACATCTCGGTGAAGAAAACCTAGACAAGATTGAGGAAGAAGTTATTGCTCCTTCTTACGAAAGTATAGGGATGATCTCTTCTACAAAACAATTGCTTATGCTGCAAAGCAAGGAGAATGAATTATGACTTGGGGTACAACTGCTGCCGTTGTTTCTATTACAGCTGGCGTTAACGCTATTTCTGGTGGCAAGATTACTAACGCACTAGGTCTTGGTCCTGATGGTAGTCCTGCTGAAGCGGGTATTACTGCTCAAAAGAAAGGCGACCCATTTAGTCCCTATCGAGCTAACCTTGCCAAGCAATACTATGGTGATCTTAAAGAAGGTCAAAATCTAGACATTACTAAGATGCCCGGATACACACAGTTTCAAACTGGTGTGATGGATCCTGCACTTGAAGCATCTAAACGTACATCTGCTGCATCAGGAATGATGCGCTCTGGTAATGAACAGATTGCTCTTGAGAGTACTGCTCAAAAAGGTTACTACGGCTTTATGACTGATTACTTGAACCGTTTGGCTCAAGGATCGGGTGCTGTTAATAACCCTGCACAAGCTGCTGCCCTTGGTGTAGGCCAAGAAAACTTAGCACAAGCAGGCATCATGCAGGGCATGGGCGCTATTTCTACAGGTCTAGCAGGTTTGTATAAGAGCAGTGCTAACCCAACCTTTAATGACAACAGTGGTTGGTCTAATGGTGGCAATGGTCAAATTAACGTTGATGGATACAGCGGAAGTATTGGTGGGTATTTTGGTACCCCTGCGCCAGCTCCAGCTACTGTTGACTCAGGCATCATCTACACATAAGGATTAGTCATGGCATATTTAATGACCGATGCAGCTAAGGGTAGCGAAGCTGCAATGACCATGATGCAGAACATGGGTGCTGCACCCTTGGCTACAGAAGTAGGTCAAGCACAAGCAGAGCAGGTAATTGCTAACACTCAAAAGACTAAGCTTGCTAACTTGGTTGCAGAGTCTGGTTTTAAAGCTGGTGAAGAATCACGTGCAAAACTACGTGAGTTGCAACAGACCCCTGAGTTTCAGTCTGCTCTTGCTGAACAAGATTACGGGAAAGTTTTACGCCTATCAGGTGCCACACAGATGATGTCTTCTGATGTGGAGAACGGTGCTAAGACCCTTGCTGCTGCTGAAACATTTGACGCTAAAAAGTTAGCTGCTGAACAAAAACGTCTTGACGTTGAAGCACAACAAATTGGTAACGCCTACGGTGTTATCTCTGCTGTACCTGACGACAAGATTGATGAGTTTGTTGGGCGTATGCCAGAAGAAAGCCGAAAGCTTTTGATTGAAAAAGTAGGTCCAGATAACTGGGCTGCTATGTCTGGCACTGAAAAGAAAGAAGCCTCTAAAAACCTAATG